CGGCTCGTGCGACAACCAAGGCAAATTCTTAAAGAACAACTTACTGGAACTGCCACGAGCCGACAACGAACACATCAAGTCGCTGATTGAGCAATTGATTACTTGGTCAGCAGGAACAAAGAATAAGCAAGACGGTCCTATGGCGCTTTGGTTTGCAGAGACGCAGATGCGGGACTACATCAACCAGATGGGTTCATACGGGCAGACATTTGTGCAAAACAAGTTTGCCACTCGTAGCCAAATAGCAAACCGTAAGGTCGTCAACTTGGAAGAATACGCAAGACTACAGGAAAAACTAGCAGCGAATGGGGGTACCTTCTATGGCAATAGATATTGACCAGTTAGGCATCAAGGTACGTAAGCTCCGCGATCATTTCCACACCCGTGACTCACGTTGGTCTGATCTTCTCGCAATCCGTCAAGGTAACATCCAGCAGGTATTCCCTGGCATGTTCCCAGACGAATTCCCTAAGCCAATGGTCTCCAACTTCATTGACGTTGCTGCCCGCGACGTAGCAGAAGTTATTGCACCACTGCCTACATTCTCTTGCATGACCACCAATACAACATCTGACCTTGCTCGCAAGCGTTCTGATATTCGCACCATGATCGCCGCAGGCTATCGCGATTCTTGCAACCTTCAGACTCAGATGTACTCAGGTGCAGATCGCTACATCACCTTTGGTATGCTCGCATTTATCATTGAGCCTGATTGGGAAAACAATCGCCCAATGATCCGCATTGACAGCCCAATCGGTTCATACCCAGAGTATGACCGTTTTAACAAGCTGATCTCATACACCAAGCGTTACAACAAGACTGTACGCGAATTGATTAATGACTTCCCAGAGTTGGAAGGCGAACTCCGTGGACCATACGAGCAGCGCAACTCTGAGCGCATGCTTGAAGTATTCCGCTATCAGGACAAGGACGAACTCGTCCTCTTCATCCCTGAGCGCAAGAACCTTGTCCTAGAACGCGCAAAGAATCTCATTGGCGAACTGCCAGTAGTTATCGCTATCCGCCCAGGTGTTGACTCTGATGAACACCAGCGTGGTCAGTTTGATGACATCATGTGGGTTCAGGTCGCCCGCGCTCGCTTTGCAACATTGCAGTTGGAAGCAGCACAGAAGTCTGTACAGGCACCGTTCGCTTTGCCAGCAGACGTTAACGTACTTGAGATTGGCCCAGACGCAACCATCCGATCAGCCAACCCTGAGAAGATCCGCCGCGTTGATCTCAATATTCCTAACGGAATCTTCCAAGAGACAGCGGCACTAGATCAGGAACTGCGTACAGGATCACGTTATCCTGAAGGCCGTCTTGGTCAGCAGTCAGGTTCTATCGTTACAGGCCGTGGTGTTCAGGCACTCATGGGTGGCTTTGATACTCAAGTAAAGACAGCACAGGCTGTATTTGCTGAGACACTACGCCACGTAATGCGCGTTGCATTTATGATGGACGAGAAGCTCTTTGGTGATGTTGAGAAAGAAGTACGCGGTGTTAATGCTGGCGCTCCTTACGAGATCACATATAAGCCAAAGGATGCAATCCGTGGAGATTACTGGTGCGATGTTACCTATGGTCTTATGGCTGGTCTTGATCCAAACCGTGCTTTGGTATTTGGTCTTCAGGCTCGTGGAGATAAGTTAATCTCACGCGACTTCTTGCGTCGTCAGATGCCTTGGGAACTTAACGTTACCCTTGAAGAAGAAAAAGTTGAAATTGAAGAACTGCGCGATTCTCTTATCCAAGCAATGGGCGGTTATGCACAAGCATTACCAGCCATGGTTGCACAAGGACAAGATCCTTCGCAGATCCTCACCGCGATGGCTGCTGTTATTGACGGACGTCAAAAGGGTAAGCCTATTGAGGAAGTAGTGGCAGCAGCATTTGCTCCGAAGCCACAACCACAAGTATCCCCAGAAGAAGCTACCGCAGGCGAGGCGCAAGGCGCCCCTGGACAGGTTCCTTCTGGGGTTCCTATGCAGCCAGGTCAAGAAGGTCAACTTCCCCCTGGACTTAACCCAACAGGCCGTGTAACAGGTGTAGCACCTGGACAAGAAGGCATGGCTCCTGGTGGACGCCCAGCACTGCAATCATTACTTGCAGGTCTTTCATCTTCTGGTCAGCCGCAACTCTCTGCGGGTGTTCTCAGAAGGACAGCGGTCTAACGCGTTTCGCTGTTCACAAACAAACCTATAGGAGATACAAATGGCAACAATGAAGTCATCATTGACTACAAAGGTTCCTTCACCAAAGAATCAGGGCAGCATGGGTTCATCTGTCGCTGTTACACAGGGAACAAAGATCCAGCCAAAGGCTGGCGCATCAAAGGCAGGCGCATCAACAATCCTTTACTCAAAGCAGCCTTCAGGCACAAAGGGTGTTGGAACAACAGCGAGCAAGCCACGCGGTAAGTAATTAAATGTCTGACGAGTTGGGCAAGGTACCAACGCGGGTAACCAAGTGGGATGTCTTTGCCCTTCTCGCCGACACAACCGCAGCAATCTTAATTGATATAGCAAGCGGGTTTGACATCTTAACTCAGATGTTTGAACACCAAGCAAGTTTCGTGGATGATAAAGCATCGTTCCACGAGTATGCCGCACGAACCATTGAGACATTACAAGAAGGGGAGTAATCATGCCACAGGCAGAAAAGCCAGCAATGATTTCAGGCCCAGGGGCTTTAAGCCAACGAACTGATGGCGGAGCGGGATCAAAGCAAGCAATACGTTATGCAGCAGGAGAACCAGGTGCTGAAGATTTTGTTGATCTTCAATCACAAGCCGCAATGGCAAAGGCTCCTACAGTAAAGCCAGCAACACCAGCAGCAATGCGTGATGCTGTACAAGCAGGACAGCCACAACAGATCACACCGCTAGATGCACCAAGCCAGATGCCAGATCAGCACGTTACTCACGGTGCCGAAGAGGCGGCAAATGTTGCACCAGCGACAGGTCAAAACGTAGATGCCACAGCATACAACCAGCGCATGGCTACTTACATGCCAGCGTTGATGTTTATTCAAGGGCATCCAGATACTTCCCCTGACACTAGAATTGCTATTCAGCAGCTACGGGAGATTATGCCTTGAGTTTCTGGGACAGATTAGGTCAAGTTGCCAAGGATGTAGCAGGTTTCGTAGCAGCCCCAGCCAAGTTTGCTTGGGATGTCGGAACTGCCCCTTGGAACAATGACGAACACTTTAACGGTTTCGCAAACACACTTGCGACTGCAAGTAAGAACTTGGGATCATCCTTAGTCGCGCCAATTTCTGACGTTGCTAAACTCCCAGTTATTTCTGGAGCCTTGGGTGCAATCAATACTGTCAATCAGAATTTGATCCGTGAGCCTTTAACAACGCTTAACCTTGTGGCAGCAGATGCTGTATCAGGCAAGGCAAGTTTTTTTGATCCAAATGAATGGAAGAAAGCCTACGCAGGCGCTCAGAACATTTCATTTGGTCAATCAATCGTCGGTGGCGTTAAAGAAGTAACCGACAAAAACTTTAACATTTATGACCCAGCCCAGCGTGAGCAGGCTTTCAAGCAAAGCACCTTTGGTCGTTTTGCTTCTGGAGCATTAGACACTGGCATTGACTTTGCTGGCGACGTTACCCTTGGTCTTGGTGCTGGATTAAAAGTTCTCAAGGCAAGCACTCTTGGCGTTGGTGCTATCCGCACCGCTGACGAGGCCGCGAAGGCCGCTGAAGAAATTACCAAGGTTCAATACGGTAATGAGCAGAATCGCTTTACAAAGGTCATCAAGGACTTTACAGATAATGGATCTGAGTATGCTCTCAACCACCCAATGGTTAAGTCATCACATGAGCCAGGACTTCTAGCAAGCCTACTTGGCGAATCCAAGAATGAGGCAACTACAGCTCAGATTCTTCGTGCATCCCTTGGCGATCCAGCAGCAATGGAAGAACTTTCATTAAGCCGAGCCGACATTGTTCAGGCGCTTAATACTTCAAACCAAACCCTTGACGCTGTTGATAAATTTAAGATGAGCCTTGTCCAGAAGTTTGGACAGGATATGGTTACTCACCTTTGGGAAGACCCAGCAGTAGTTGCTGAGGCTAAAGCAGCCCGCGATGCTGCTATTGCAAACAATACTTTTGTATCTAATCTCCTTCAGCTCGGTGCTGGTGGTGGATCACTTACACGTACAACTGGCTCAACCCTTCAGGGTGTTGAGGACTTTGTTGCTCGCCAACGCGCTGCAAACTTTTACGAAAAGACTTCTGCTAATCCAGTCATTAAGTTCTACCAGCAGACACCTTTCCACCGCATGTTCCAGGTCATTAGTCACCCAGAAGGCGAACGCCCTGCTGGTCTTGTAGACCTTAACGATGCTAATTCCTACAAGGAAATTGTTGCATCTATTGATCGTGGTCAGGCACTTAAGGTTCTTAATGAACAAGCATCAAAGGCTCACCTAGATCGCTACATCTCAGCATCTAATCCAGAAGAGCGCAAGATGGCTGCACTTATTCTTGAAAACGACATCTTTACTGGACTTGCTGTTAAGCATGGTATCAGCACAGATCAGGCTAGCGACATTCTGCGTGAGGTAAACTCGGCCAGAGATTCAGCAATTCGCAAGATCAAGGAAGATACTTTCATGGTTGACCATGACAAGTCCCTTGTTCATGCCCCAGTATTTGAATCTCAGACTGCTGATTACCTACCAATGGCAGATTATGATTTGTGGAACCACTTGTTCAAGCAACACGGTTCTGCGCTTACAGCACTTAGCCGCACAAAAGATACTATCGTCCACTATGCTGACATAGTTCAAGACGGCTTTAAGGCAGCTGCGCTGCTTCGTGGCGGATATACAATCCGTAACGGCATTGATTCCCAGTTGCGTATCATCGCATCTGTCGGTGCAATGGCTAGCGTTCGTAATCTTGGCGAAGGTATGAAGAACATTATGTTCAACAGCATCCCTGCGCCTACACGCCTTGTTGATAACTTTACATTTGCCACAGGCAAGACCGTTAGAACTGCACAAATTGCTGAAGAAGCCCGTGCGCTTAAGGCTGAGATTGATGCAGCCAAACTTAAGGTGAGAAACTTTGAACAATATGTCAAGGTCTACCCAAATGATGCGGGTACTATTTCTGACATTGGAACCCTTCGCAACCTCATTGAAGAAAAGCAAGCCATTTACGATCATCATGTAAGCACTATTGAAAGATATAATGCTGGCAAGAAAATTCAACTTGGCGATGGCGTTATTGAAAAAACGACATCTGATGGCCAGAAGTACACATTGTATGATGCTTTTGGTGGCGCACTTGGCGATATGTTCCGCAAGTTCAACTCATCGGCTACCACATTTAGCCGTCTTGCAGATACAAACTCTGATCTCATTGGCCGCAAGTTAGCCTCAAAAGGCATCGGCGCTATTCACCCAGGAGACACTGGCTACTACAGCGAGTGGGCTAGAACACTCAACCAGCAGTTTGCTGGCTCAGCCCCTATCCGCATGCTTGCCGCTGGCACAAAGCCTGAAAAGGTAATTGACTGGCTACGCCACAGCCCAGAAGGTATTGAACTCCGTCAGCGTTTGCCTAAAGCAATTGGCAAAGATGCAATTGATCTTTCATACCAAGAAACTCCTGCATATGTCAATAAAATTAAAGACTTCCTAGACAACTACCTTTCACCAGAACACGGTGCATTACGTGAGAAGTTGGCCAACCGCCAGCCTATTACCGAAGATGAACTCCGTGCTGCTCATGCAGGAGTTGAAGAAGCGCAGTTGCCAGTAATCCATGGTAACGTTCTAAGAGAGAATATCAACAACCATTCTCTTATTAGCATCCGCTCTGTTTCAGATAGACTCTTTAAGTTCTTAGGCTCAATGCCTGAAGATGCTTGGGCTAGACACCCGCTTTATCGTGAACTTTATCGTGATGAAGTACAGCGTCGCTTAGATATCGTAGCTGGACTTAAGAAGGACAGACTTACCCCAGCAGAACAGCAGCAGGTAATGGCCCGCGCTCACGATTTTGCTCAACAGGGCGTTAAGAAAATCTTGTTCAACATTGAGCGCCGTACTAATCTTGCTACCGCATTAAAGTACGTTAGCCCATTCTTCTCTGCACAAGAGAACGCGATCAAGACATGGCTCCGCCTTGGTGCTGAGAACCCAGTCATTATCAATCGCGGTAACATGATCTGGAACGCACCAAACCGTTCTGGGTTAGTTACAGATCAGAATGGCAATCCAGTTGCACCAGGTAAGACTGGTACAGGCGACACCATCTGGCTTGAGATGCCAAACTGGACTAAGCGTATTCCAGTCTTTGGCCCAGGCTTTGAGGCTCTAAGTCAGCAGGGTATTCCAAAGCAATCACTTGACGTGATTTTTGGTGGTGGAATGTCTACAGTCTTTGGCGGCGGAACAACAGTTCCGTTTAACGATGTCATTCCTGTCGGTCCATATGTTGCAATCCCAGCCTCTGAGATTGTTAAGAAAGCACCACAGTTTGAAGATGTATTCAAGTGGGCTTTGCCATTTGGTCCAACACAGGGACCTGCTTATGAAGGCTTGATGCCTGCATGGATGAAGCGAGCGCAGACACTCTTTGCTGGACAGAACAGCGCAGAGTATGCCCGTACATACCAGTTGATTCACACAACTCAGCTGCACTTGGCACGTGATAACGGCACTACCCCACCATCTGACGCAACCATCAAGAAGATGACAGATGATTACTACAAGATGCGTATTGCCGCAAACCTCATCTTGCCATACTCGCCAAAGTTTGACAGCCCATATCGCATGTACATGGACAAGTACCGTCAGTACCAGCAGCAGTACCCTGGTCTTGGCGAAGCGGATGCAAAATTCCTTCAAGACTTTGGCCCTACATTCTTTGATTTTGCAACTAGCCTATCGTCAAACAAGACGGGCATTGCCGCTACCCAATCTGCCTATGCAGCAACTAAGCGTTATGGCGACCTCATCAGTTCTGTCTATAAGGATGATCCAGCCCTTGCCAACCTCATCACTAATACCAAGGGTGATACAGCATTTTCACAGGCTGTATATGACTGGCAGTACAAGACATCGGTTGGTCCAGGGACGGCAGATACATTCCGCTCAATCTCAAATGCTCAGGATGCTGAAAAGCAGAACAAAGTCAAGCTCGGCTGGATTCAGTACCGCAATGTAATGAATCAGGTAGATGCAGTAATGCAGCAGCGTGGTCTTTTCTCTATTAGCCAAAAAGGTGCTGAGGATCTAAAGGCAATCAAACAGGCTACAGTTAACGCTTTATCCGTAGAGCGTGATGCCAAAGGCCAGCCAATCTTGGATGCCAGCGGACAGCCAGTGCCATCACCATGGCTTCTTGCTTACAACGATCCAAACGGATCTAAGACTCAGCAAGTAATCTCTGGCCTTACAAAAATGACGGCTAACAATGAGCAGTTCTGGAAAGATCATCAGAATAGCCCAACATGGAAAGCCGTAAAGACTTATCTTCAGATCAGAAGCCAGCTGTCAAACATCCTTGCTAGCAGAAAATCCAAGTCAATTACTGCTAAGGCAAATGCAGACGTTGCTGGTATCTACGATGCCGTCGTAACTGCACTCAAAAAAGATGTTCAGTTTGGTGATATTTACGACAGGTATCTATCTCAAGATCAGGTTTATTACAAGTACATTTCTGATATTGCTGCACAACAAGCAGCACAACAGCAGGGAGCATAATTATGGCTGACACACTAAAGGTAAATAAAAATGCCCCACTTACGCCAACCGTTAAAACTGGCGATACTTCAACCCTAGCATCAACCCTTGCTGCCCTTGGCATTACTTCAATTCCAACAGCATCATCAAGTGGTTCCTCAAGCACTACGGTTAAGAACCCACCAAGCAGTCAAAAGGATATAACCAAATATACCCCAGCTGCTCCTGGTGCCCCTGCCTCTGATGCCACAAACATCAACTCAATTTGGCGTTCAATCACTGGTCAAGATCCAACTGATAAAGAACAAAATGCAATTGTTGCTGCTATCAATGCAGCACTAAAGATTCATCCAACATTGACTCAATCATCGGGTGGAGTTAACGCATCAGGCGGCGCAGCAGATACTCTTACCACAACTAAGGGTGCTGACGTTAATGAGGTTGTTAGACAGCAGGCTTTGCAAGCACCAGGTACCTCAGATTTCCAGGCGGCTACAACATATTACGACGCATTGCTTAGCGCAATCAAGGGACCATTCGGGGGTGGCTACTAATGGCTGACAACAAAAAGAAGCCTGTGGTTCAAGCGCCAGTTGCCATTGGTACGGCTGGAACTTTACAGCCATTTGCATTTCCTGGCGTAAAGAGCAAAGTAAAACTTAGCCCACAAGACGCATTGACCGATGCCAAAACTAGAGCAACCAATGCTCAGTTGATTCTTGATACAGCACCTGTAAACTCAGATGAGTTTGTAAAAGCATCACAGGCTTTGGCTGAAATCAACAAAGAAATCGCTGCTCTTCAAACTCAAATTCAAAAAGCAGATACAGATGCTAAGGCCGCAAAGGCGACTAAAGATGCCGCAGATGCTAAGGCTAAACTTGCTGAAACAGAAGCTCGTGCAAATGCTGGATCTGAAAAGGCCAAGGCTGAATTAGCAGCCGCTAAAGCCGCAGCGGATAAGGCTGCACAAGCTGCCGCTGATGCTAAGAAAATAAAGCCAGCCGCAGATACAGGCACTGCCATCCCAACAGGTGCCAAGGTTTCTGGAAAGAATGTTGTTGATTCTACGGGCAAGGTTATTGGTACGGTTAATCCTGACGGCAAGACATACACACCTGCTGCCGCAGCAACCCCAACCCCAACTCCAACACCAACGCCGACCCCTACTCCAAAGCCAAAGCCAACACCAACTCCGACACCTACACCCGCAGCAACTGATACAACATCAGATGCTGCTAAAGCAGCAGCACAAGCCAAGGCCGAAGCCGCTCTTGCAGGTTTGGGCAACATGGGTAAGTATGCCGTTCAGATGGCTCTTATCAATTCGGATGAGTCACTTAAGAATCTTTTTTACAACGATGTTTATTTGCCGATCCTCAACAAAAAGGATCCAGTTGATCCTGCAAAGTTTGCAGCCGATCTTCAAAATACAAACTGGTTTAAGAGCTATACCGAGCCTGCTCGTGAAGCAGAGGCAATTAAGTATGGCGATCCAGCCACATGGGCTGAATCAGTAAAAGCGGCTACAGATTTAATTAACCGTGAGGCACTCACTGCTGGTTACGATATTACGCCAGATCAAGCAGCAACCCTTGCTGAACTCGCCTTGCATAAGTCAGGCGGTAAGGCAGAAGGAATCACTGGCCTCACCCTTACAGATGTACAGACACAGTTAAAGAACCTTGGTAAAATTAACACCTCTGGCGGCCAAGCCGCAACAGATGTATCAACTCTTAAATCATTTGCTAGCGATTATGCAGTAGCACATTTTTACAATGATGCCACGCTGACAGGTTGGGCAGATCAGATTTCTAAGGGCAAGACAACTTTAGCCGCTGTTGAAAAGCAGATCAAGGACACGGCTATTTCAAGTTACCAAGCCCTTGCGCCACAGATCAATGCTGGCCTTACAGTCAAGAGCATTATCCAGCCGTACACTCAGCTCTACGGCACAACCCTTGAGGTTGATCCAAATGCTCAGGATCTTTCCGACCCAGCGTTTGCCAGCACAATTTTTACCAAAGATGCTAAGGATCCAAACACTCAGGTTCTTAAGCCACTATGGCAATATCAATCGGATCTTAAGAAAGATCCTCGCTGGGCTTATACAGACAACGCTCGTCAATCTCTTGACTCTGTTGCACATAGCGTACTGAAAGATATGGGGTTGAAATACTAATGGCAATCTACCAACCTGGCGTAAATATGATGGCCGATGGCGGCAATGATCCAGTAGTTACTACCCCTGCACCAATTGCCTCAGCGGCTTCATTGGGACTTGCAGATGTACAGATTGAACGTAAACTTAATACACCAGCACAGACTCTTACTGCTGGCATTGACCCAAATGGAAATATAACTTTTACTGCCGCTCCAGAGGTTAGAAAAACCTATTCAGAGTTAACCCCTGCTGAACGCGCAGCAATGACACCTGACCAAAAACTTGCCTATATTCATGAGGATACTATGGCTCGTCAGGCCGCCACGACTCAAAGCCGCGTATCAGATCCAATGAAGGATCCATTTAATCGTCCAGCAGGACTTGATGTATCTGCTTTGCCTGATGACCTAAAGGGGATGATTTATTATTATGGCTGGGTAGGTGGAGTAAGTACTGGAAATTGGGTTCTTTACAGAGCTGTTGATAATGCAGACAACCGAGCAAAGTACGGCGCAATGACATTTGGCGGCCCTACACAAGCAACACCAAATAGTGCTGTAGGTGCTAACGCTCTTAAGTTCCAACCTGAATGGAATCCAAAAACTGGTACATGGTATGCCGTTGAAGGATCTGGCGCTGTAGCACCAAATGGCGGAACAACTTTGGCACCATCACCAACTGGACCATCTACTGCGGCACCAAGCGCAGCGACAGGACCTACTGGCACAGCACCTGTTTTTGCAACTGGCGCAACTGGCGCTGCTGGTGCCTCACTCTTAATGGGTACTGGTGCGTTAACTAATGCGGCTACGGGTGCAACGGGTGGTTTTGCAGGACCAACTGACACCCTTGGCCTTGGAAAAGGTCTTGACCTTAATACCACGGGCGGCGTAGCCACATACTCTCAGCGTCAAAATGCTTATACTGTTTTGCAAAATCAATTCAACCAGTATGGCCTTGGCACTCTTGCACCAAAGATTCTTGACTACATTACACAGGGCTACCAGAGCGATACCATTAGCCTCTTGCTACAAGATACCCCAGAGTACAAGACTCGCTTTGCGGCTAATGATGCTCGTGTTAAGGCAGGCTTGCCAGTACTTTCACCAGCTGATTACATCAACAATGAAAATGCTTATCGTCAATACATGCAAGCGGCAGGATTGCCTAAAGGCTTCTACGATCAGCAAACAGATTTCACCAAGTTCATTGCAGCAGATGTCAGCCCAACAGAACTTAACAACCGTATTCAAGCTGCGGCAAGTATCATCCAGAATTCTAATCCAGCAGTAACGCAAGCACTTCAGCAATACTACGGATTGTCTCAAGGTGATATGATTGCCCATGTCCTTGATCCAGAAGTTTCACGTCCTTTGATCCAGAAGCAAGTTGCCGCAGCCCAGATCGGCGCAGCAGCACAAGCCCAAGGTCTTGGAGTCAATGCAACTACAGCCGAAAATCTTTACGGCGAAGGTGTTACCCAAGCCCAAGCCCAGCAAGGATTTGCCAACGTCGCACTCAACCAGACACCAATGCAGAAACTTGCACAGATGTGGGGCGGAGATGCTGCGGTACAGGGTCAAAACCTTGTGGCTTCAACCTTTGGCACCGCTGGTTCTGCCTATGCAGAGCAGCAGATCAAAGCACTTACAACAAGAGAAACAAGCGCCTTTGGTGGCTCCGCAGGAGCAGGTAAGGGAAGCCTTGGTATAGCCGATACAAGCGGCTTAAGTTAATAGAATCCGTCACTAACCGACCAGCATCTGTGACGCGTATTTAAGACTGGTAGCAGGAGCCAAACCTCTTTCCCCTGAGAGAATTTGCGGCTTGCGTCTCAACTAACGAAAAGGGAGTGCCATATGGCAAACCAATATGAAGATGACGAAGATGACTTCAACAACGAAGACTTCGGTCAGGATAACGGCCCAGCTAATCTCCGCAAGGCGTTAAAGCGGGCAGAAAAAGAAAAGAAGGAATTGGCAGATCAGCTAGCGCAGATCCAGTCAGACCTTCGGAGTCGTTCAGTCAAAGATGTATTGGCTAATAAAGGCGTCCCAGAAAAGGTCGCCAAGTTTATACCTGGCGATATTTCAACGCCTGAAGCGGTTGATGCCTGGCTTGCTGAGAACGCCGATGTATTCGGCTTCCAGATTGCTGGACAAGAAGCCGCTCCAACATCCGAAGAAACAAAAGCAAACGTAGCTGCATATCAGCGTATTAACGCTGCAACACAGAACGCAAGCACCCCACCTCGCGAGCAAGAGATTGCCGCAAAGATTGCTGGGGCTAAAACAGTTGAAGAACTCAACGCGTTAACGGGGCTACCAAGCCAACGTTTCCGAGGATAAACCCATCCAAGCACAAACCTTACAGAAAGAAGGTGACACACAATGGCTAACGCATATACAGACAGCTCATCAGGCTCGCTCGGTACTTCACTAGTACAGACCGCTTATGATCGCTATGTAGAGTTCGCCCTTCGTGCTGTGCCAATGGTTCGCGATGTAGCGGACAAGAAGCCAGTACAACAGGCTATGCCTGGTTCATCAGTAGTCTTCCAGTTCTACACAGACCTGTCGGCTGCTACAACACCACTATCTGAGACAGTTGATCCAGACGCAGTAGCACTTGGTAACACAACCAACGCTACAGTCACACTCCAGGAATACGGTAACGCATCGCTCGCTACTCGTAAGTTGGAACTCTTCTCACTCTCAGATGTAGACCCAGCTATCGCTGACATCATCGCGTTCAACATGGCTGACTCACTTGACACAGTTGCACTTTCTACCCTCGTTGGTGGAACAAATGCAATTGCTGAGGTTAACGGTAACGCTGTATCTACCTTCGCTGGTACATAC